TTTATCAACGAGTTAATTGGTAATAACGAAAGTTGGTGAAAAATGTGTCAGTAGATGGAAATCTGGTTTTTAATACCAAGATGGATACAAGCGGTTTGAGTAAAGGTGTGAAGAACTTAAACTCAACGCTTAATAAGGCAAAATCAGATTTTGACAACTTAAGTACAGCGCAAGGGAAAACGCAGAAGGCTACAGAACAGAGTCAAAACGCTTTCTCCAAAATGGGAACCACGATAAACGGTACCAATAGCGATTTGGGAAAAGCAGAAAGCGCGATTGACAATGTCGGCAATGCTCTTGATAAAAGCGAGGGTAAAACCAAAAGCGCAAGCTCTTCCCTTGATAACCTAAAATCAACTTTACATAGTACAGAATCAAGTCTATCAAGTACGCAAACCGGGGTTGAAGGTGTAAACAGCGCGTTTGAAAAAGGGGAAAAAGACTCCAAAAGCGCAAGCACCGCAATCAGCGGATTAAATAAATCACTTTCTGAAAATGAAAGTGGGCTCAAAAGCGTTAAGGGTGAATATTCTTCTTTCGATTCTGCGCAAAGCAGCAGCGCAAAAGAAACCCGGACAAACGCCAAAGAGCATAACGAGCTACAAGGCGAGCTCAAACAGAGCGCCCGCGAGCTCAACGACACCGAACAGGAATTCGAGCAGATGGGTAACGCCGCCAAAGACAGCGGCGACAAGGTCAGCAAATCCTCGAAGGTATTGAGCGGCGTTAAGGGCGTTGCCAAAGGCGCAGGCGTAGCGCTTGCGGCCGTCGGTACCGCGACAGTTGCCGCCGGGGGCGCTATGGTTAAAGCCTCAAAGGATGTCGCAGGCTACGCCGATGATATCCTCACACAAAGCACCGTTACGGGAATTGCCACTGACAAACTGCAAGCCTATAATTACGCCGCTGAACTTGTCGACGTATCAACTGAGACCTTGACCGGCTCGATGGCTAAGAATATCAAGTCGATGAAAAACGCAGCTGACGGCTCGGCAAAATATGCGGACACTTATAAAAAGCTCGGCATATCAGTCACCGATGCAAACGGCAATCTGCGCGACAGCGAGACCGTCTACTGGGAAGCGATAGACGCTCTTGGCAAGGTCTCAAATGAGACCGAGCGTGACGCATTAGCTATGCAGATATTCGGTAAGTCAGCACAAGAGCTTAACCCGCTGATTGCAAAGGGCAGCGCGGGAATGAAGGAGCTGACCGCCGAGGCTGAGAATATGGGCGCAGTTTTAAGCGATGATCAGCTGATGAAGGCGGGTGCGTTCGACGATGCTATGCAGCGCTTAAAGGGTGGTGCAGGCGCGGCAAAGAACGCAATCGGTCTTGTACTGCTCCCACAATTAACAGAGCTCACAAACTCGGGAACGAAGATTCTCGGCGATTTTTCAAAAGCGATGGTCGCTGCTGATGGTGATATGGGCAAGGTCGGTGAGGCAGTCGGAGTCGGAATCAACGGCATTATCGAGTGGATCACAAATTCCGCACCTAAGATTTTGCAAGCGGCGCAAGGCATCGTACAAAAAGTCTTGCCCGTGGCGGTAAAAGGCATCGGCTCTTTGCTTCAAGCGGTAATTTCAGCCTTGCCTCAATTTGCAAAAATCATTTTATCATCATTACCGACCATAATTTCATCGGTGAGCTCGATTTTCAAATCGATCGTATCGCAGCTCCCGGCTCTGTTCAAAATTTTGGCGGACGCGCTCCCGACCGTGCTACCTCAGCTCATCACCGCGGCGATAGATTGTATCGTTTTTCTGATGCAACATATCAATGAAATAGTGCAACCTATCATTAGCAAATTACCCGATATCATCATTTCTGTGGTCTCGGCGCTGATGTCAAATCTCGATAAATTGATTCAGGGCATTATTTCATTAGTTTTAGGCATTGTGCGCGCAACTCCACAGATTTTGTTAAAATTGCTCGAATCGCTCCCCACGGTCATAGAAATGGTAATTTCTGGTATTTTATCGTGCCTACCTCAGCTCATAGAAGGCCTGATCACCCTGAACATCGAGCTGGTAGCTCACCTCCCGGAGATCATATGGGGCCTGATTTGCGCGATCCCAAAGGTGATAGTGGCGATTTGCTCGGCACTTTTAAAGGCAGGCTCAAAAATCTGGGAGGCGCTCAGCGAGATTTTCGGCGGCGCATTCGACAGCCTGAAAGAATGGGCGATTGGTACCTACGCAAAAATAATGGCGTGGTTCCAAAATATCTGGTCTGGAATCACCAGCATTTTTGGCAAAATCGGCGACTGGTGCAAGGGCATTTTCGAGGGACTTCGTAATTGGGCACTCGGAATTTACGTCAAAATTACTCAATTTTTCCAAAATATCTGGCAGGGCATAACGAGCATTTTTTCAAATGTCGGCTCGTGGTTCAGTGGCATCTTCTCGAAAGCCGTTTCGGGCATAAAAAATGCGTTTAACGGCGTGAAACAGTGGTTTTCCAATTTGTGGCAGGGCATTGTTTCGGTAGTGAAAACGCCGATTAACTGGATAATCGACGGCATAAATGCTCTGATCGGCGGACTGAATAATATCAAAATCGACGTCCCGAACTGGGTGCCCGTCATCGGCGGCAAAACATTCGGATTCGATATCAACGAAATTCCGCATCTTGCGACCGGCAGGGTTATCCCGGCAAATTACGGCGAGTTCCTCGCAGTCCTCGGTGATAACAAGCGCGAGCAGGAGTTTGTTGCTCCCGAAAGCGCAATGAAGAAAGCATTTCTTGACGCTCTTGCCGAAAGCGGTTCAGGTGGTGGCAATGGTCAAACCGTTATCAATCTGAACGTCGACGGTGAGACTTGGTTCAGTTGGCTTGTTGAACGTAATAACAGATATAAGATAGCGCACGGAACAGGCGCGTTTTAAGGGGGTTGATGAGTTTTATGAGTTTTAGCGGTTATTTAATAAAATTTATAAAAACAGACTCTCTGTTCCCGCATCGGTTTATTCAAAGCAATACCTATAAATCCACTCCGTTAGCACGTAGTGAAATAAAGAAGTATCGCGATAATAATAATACGGAACACGTTGTTGTTTCACCAAACTACAAAACAAAAATCGAATTCTCGACTTATCCATTGAACTTAGCGCAAGTGCAGACAGTGCGCAGCGCTGTTTTGAGTGCTATGGACAATCAGCAGATACGCAAAGTTCAAATGGAATACTGGGATGATGAGCTTATGGAGTATAGAACGGCGTGGTTTAGAATGTCCGATCTTACTTATCCCGTTAAGACGATTAAGTCGAATAATATAAAATATGATGCTATTCAATTTCTATTTGAAGAGATATAGGGAGGTTAATTATGGCAGGTCATATTTATAACGAGCTTATAATCACCTTTACCGATAACAATGAGACCGGCAACGAATATGAGGCTGATATCACTGCTGAGAATATCGTTGAAGAAAGTATGAAGCTCACGCAATCGATTTGTGATGAGAATTATCTCAAATTCGGCGGCTGCATAGCTTCAGAATTCAGCATCGATTTGATAAATACAAGCGATCGTGTTTTCACGCAAAATCTTGTCTGGCGATGGATAAGCGTTAAACTGATTAAACACACAATTTCAAACCGTCCAGTTTATCCGTCAAGCACGCTCTATCCGTCGAACACACTCTATCCCGGCTATGAGCCCGACGAAACTCCATACTACATATTCAGCGGCTTTATTCAGAGCGCAAAGCTCAGCGAGAATGACAACAACGTGCGGACTATCGTCGCATATGACGCACTTGCGCTGCTTTATGAAGCAGATGCGACAAACTATGTTTATACGCGACTTAATGACGTTGGTGCGCTTACAATCGGAGTAGCTATCAATTATGCTTTGCGGAATAATGGAAAAATCGTAATTCCTGAATATCCTACAACTGGAGATAACTGGAAAAGTATTCTGAATGAACTGTTTGACAGGACAGGCACGGCAACACGTCCATCTGATTACTACTCTGTCAGCGACTTTGTTATAAAAAATGATGCTTGGAAAGCGAGCACATCAGCAATGACATTCGGCGAATTGTTAAAAAGCTGTTGTGAGGATATAGCGGCATTTGGAGTTATTATTCCTGATAGCGGTAAAGGCGCTTTTAAGCTGTTAACGCTCAAAGGCACACCGAAGGTATATGATTTTTACGAAAAGCTCCAAATGGAAGAATATGTCTCAACCGGCTATACGGATTATATGTTTTCTACGCAAGGCAACTCTAATGGCAAAAACGCCTATTCAATAAGCGGTTTTCCGATGGCAGCTGATGGCGCGGTTGATAAAGCATATGACTTCACAAAAAATGTGACAATTTATGAACCATCATCAGGTGCAGGCGGTTCGAGAACATCAACGCCTTTTGACCGCTTGATTATGACGGTACGAGACGGCGACTATTCTACAACTATCGGCTACCGCATAGCTATGAACTCCGAAAACGGCGATTGCGCTTTCGACAGCTACCGCCCGTTAAAGGCGACAGTCGAAGGTACGCCCGAACAGCTTGTCGGTAAGCCGATTACTATTATCGCGAATAAAACAAATCCTGATGGAAGTTATGTAGAAGAGAATGGTGAATACGTTAAGGAGAGAATCAACACATATGTATTCAAGCGCACATTGTCGGGAATTCAGGCTTTAACCGATGAAATCGAAGTGAAAGGACAAAGATAAATGAGCAGTTATAACAAAACATTTTGGTCGGACAACGAATCTCCATCACTTGACGCTGCACATCTAAACAAAATAGAAAACGGCATTGAGGGAGTAACCGATGAAGTGGAAGACGCTCGCGGCAATTATCAAAACCTCAAACAGCGGTTAGATAACATCACTACGCCTACCGATGAACAGGTTGATGAGGCGGTTGAAGACTACCTCGATGAACATCCGGTAGAAGTGAACAGAAACTCTATTTGGAAAACAAGCGTTGCGCCAACTAACACCGGCACTACCGAAGATCCGATATATAGTTTTGCTATATCAGATCTCACCGGTGCTGCCGATCGTGATGTGCAGATTGGCGATATGGTTCTTTATTCTTATTATTACTATACCATTTCAAATATTACAGGTTCTACGACGGCACACTCGGAAACACGTGTGTCAATTAGAGGCTCGAAAGGCTCAACGGGTGCGACGGGCGCGACAGGAGCTAAAGGAGATCCGGGCGATGATTACGTACTTACCGCACAGGACAAAGCAGAGATCGCGGGAATGGTGGACGTGACCGGTAAAGAAAATACATCAAATAAAAAAAGTTCAATTAGTGCTCAGTCTCAAACAGGCGATAGTGATACAAATTATCCCACCGTCGGAGCGGTCAGGGATTATGTTGAATATGCTAAAGGTGACTTAGAGGATTATATTGACGATGAGCTTGATGCTCTGGATTCAGCTAAAGCGGATAAGTCCAATACTTACACAAAGTCGGAGATTGATGCTATGATTGGGAACATTGAAACCCTGTTATCACAGATTTAGGAGGAATATGAAATTGAGTATAGCAAGTGAAATTAACAGAATAAAATCAAATATTTCAGATGCTTATACAACTTGTGGCGAAAATATGGCTACAATGCCTCAAACGGAAAACAGCGAGAACCTATCTCAGACAATATCAACGATAGGTCATAACATTATAGAAGAAATAGAAAACGGAAAATATTAACGCAGAGGTAAAAAGCAATGGACTACGAAAACTGGTATCAGGAATACGAAGAAACGGTCAATAAAATCAATATCATCCTTAAGGATCTTGCAAAGCAAAGAAAAGAGCATCCCAGGGATGAAACTTTCAAGCGTAAGCAGTCATACTGGTACGGTATCAGGCGTGAGCTCGTACAGACTGCGGCGCTCCTCAAAAAACGATATGGAAGCGGGGTGCATTCCAATGTCTGATATAGTCATTGTCTCGATCATAAGCCTGTTCGGGACATTAGCCGGTACTCTGGGCGGTATTCTTGCGACAAGCAAGCTCACCAACTACCGGATAGAACAGCTCGAAAAAAAGGTAGACAAGCATAATAACCTTATTGAGAGAATGTTCAAGGCAGAAGAGAACATAAGTATTCTTGATGAAAAAGTCAAAGTCGTTAATCACAGACTTGGCGACCTCGAAGAAGATAATGAAAGGTAGGGATCATTATGAAAGAAAAAGTTTTGAAGTGGCTCAAAGCCGCAGGGATCCGTGCGCTTAAGACAGCAGCGCAGACGGCCGCCGCTATAATCGGAGTGTCGGCGCTCATGCAGGACGTTGACTGGGCAGTCGTCGGCTCGACCGCTTTACTCGCGGCGATCTTGTCGCTGCTGACTTCCCTCGGCGGCCTTCCGGAGCTGAAAGATTGACAACTCAATCATAAAGACGTATAATGAAAGTGGATGGTGATATTTTCAAAGTTTGCCAGCCACTTCCTAAAGAATCAATATCCCCCTGATATCATAAAAGTATCAGGGGGGTATAATTATTCTGGTTTTCTATTTGTTCGAATGATGGGCGAACCGTTGTTACTAACGTGTTACTAACTACACCCTTTGACAGGTCATTTTTAATTTAACAGAATTTAACAAGTCCCGATTAAATCAGGGAAATTGTGTATTGATAATTTAACAAATATATAGTATAACATATTTAATATTCAGGATTTATGCGGGTAGAGAGGTATTTTTGTTACTAACTCGATACTAATATTTTATAGAGCGGATAGCCTCGTGCAAATCTTCTATGGTTTTATGAGTATATACGCGTTCTCCGACATCTTTCGATTTGTGACCCATAATCATATCAATACACTTTTTATTCGCGCCTGCAGAGTCGAGCTTTGAGCGGAGCGTATGTCTTGCCTCGTGGGGGGTATGTTTGACGCCTATCTGTTTCATTATTTCATCCCAATGGAGGATATAGGCGTTTCGGTTCAGCTGTCTGCCGAAGATATTTGTGAATAGATATGTATTACCCTCTGCCAAATGAGCTTTAACGATATCGGCAATGTCGGGATGTATCGGCACGATCCTGTCTTTTCCTGCGGTAGTCTTAATTCCACTTTTCATAGTCATATCGTCGAGATTGACGTTTTCGGATTTCAGATTGAAAAACTCGGTAATTCTAAAGCCGGTATACAGCAGGAACAAAACACTGTCTACCCATGGCTTATCTTTTATCTTCAAAAGAGCCTTTACCTCTTCATCGGTAAAAGGTTCTTTTTTTGACTCTTCGATCGGTGCGCTGTGGATCAGGTCGGAATTCTTCTTCATAATGATGTCAAGCTCCATAGCGTATTCGTCGAGCTTGCCGAACAGTGTCTTGATTTGCCCTTGCGTAGAATAACCGCGCCCGCAATCATCTATGACATCCTGCATTTGAAAAGCCTTGATTTTGCGGTATGGCATATCATAGAGCACGCGCATATGCTTGAATGCAGATTGATGACCTTTGACGGTTCCTGCCGGCATCTTGGGAAATGCACGTTTTGACCAGCGCGCATAGAGCTCTTTGAGCGTGATTTTTGCGAGGTCAATGTCATATGGATTATGATTGTACTCTCCGAGGGCAATAAGAGCCTCAGGGCGCGTTTTATAATATCCGACAGCTTTATATATGGGATAGCCCTTATCGTTGAATCCGACCGTTTTTCGGGCACAATAAGGGTTACGTCTTTTCCCTGATAGTTTAACTACGGTTCCGTACCCGTTAGGATTTTTCATAATAAAAAATCACCTTCCAATCTTGATTTTTAAGATGAACGGTGATATAATAAATATAGCCAGTTCACCTTTATTCATAACCTTTCAAACTGTGTTTATTGTTGAATTTTTGGCTGTCGAACCGTTCTTGGTAGTGCAAGTACCAAGGGCGGTTTTCTTTTTGCTTTTTTTAATAGCTTTATTCTATTGTAAACTTTTACTTACCTCTTTAACTAACCCGAGAACTCGAACCAATTGGATATCTTCACCCTCAAAGCGGCGTGGGGGATAGTAGGGGTTGATTGACACAAGTTCAATCCAATCTTTGCCATAAGTGATTTTCTTTACAACTGCTTCTTCATCGTCGATCAGAACGACGCCAATCTGTCCGCTGTCGACAGAATCTTGCTTTTTGACTAAGATTTTACTTCCGTTATCTATTAAAGGACTCATACTATCACCATGAACATTCACCCAAATATATTGCTCTTGCTCACTTGGGGTGGTAATGAATGTGGGTATATAAGTTACAATAGTATTATCGGCTACTGCTCCAAAGCCAGCCGCTACGCTATTAAATAGCGGACACATAAAAATATTTTCGTGTGGCAGAGAAGTGACAGTTGAGTCTGAATGTTTAGTTGGTTCAAGTTCATTCAAGTAAGTCTCTCCAGGTACGAAACCAGGGTATAAGGCAATTACAGATTTATCTATATCAGTAATCTTTCTGTCCCATCCAAGTATCCATTCTGGTGTTGTCTTCAAAGCAGTTGCCAATACTTCTAATTTATCAAGAGGAATATTTTTAATTCCACCTGTTTCATATCTTTGTAGTGTTGATTTACTCATACCAGTTAAGTCAGCAAGTTGTTGAAAACTAAGGTTGAGTTCTTCTCTACGATGTTTAATTCGCTGCATTATCTTTTGCATTTGCATTGTTTGCTTATCGGTCATAATTATCACCTACTTGTTTGATTTGATTATATTATAATACAAGCGTATTAAAAATGCAACAATTTTTTCAAAAAAGTTGCAAATATGGGTTGACAAATTGAAAGTTTGTATTATAATAGACTTATCCCAAATACGCAACGATGTGAGGTGATAGTGTGAACAGTAACTTATTAAAGGCTAAAATGACTGAAAACGGAGAGACTCAAAAGAGTGTTGCTGCGGCAATAGGCATTTCAGAGAACTCTCTGTCAAGAAAAATTAAAGGGATAAGGGAATTTAGACTTTCCGAAGTAATAAAACTATGCGATTATTTAAGAATAGATGATCCGGGTCCTATTTTTTTTAACTAAAAATATCCCAAATATGCAACGAACAATTGAATTAAATGAAGGAGGTGAGAATATGTCCTTATATATGGTAGACGTCAGTGGGATGGTTGTTGTCAAGCGCCACCGAACTATACGCGTTTATGCCGATAGCAAAGAAGAGGCAGAGGGGAAGGCGAAAAAGACCTTTGCCAAGATGCAAAAGAATTCAGGTTCGATTGTCTGCGACGAAGGCAATATCGACCTGATCATTAAATTAAGTCGAAAGTAAACACAGTTTGAAAGGTTTTTGTGCGGGTGAGACTTTGCAGAGCCTCGCCCGTCATATAGGAGATTTAAGAATGAATAATTTTATATGTTTTTTATTAGGTCTGATCATCGGCGGCTTTTTCGGCGTAGTAGTTATGGCAATTATGAACGTTGCCGGAAAGGGTGATGATAAATGAGCGAGATTTTATTTAGAGCAAAATGCACGGATGATGATATGTGGGTAGACGGATATATCAGCAAGGTCGAAGAGCATTATGTGATAAGTGACGACGAAGGTTTTGGAGTTTATGTTAATCCCGAAACGGTCGGACAGTTCACAGGCTTGACCGATAAAAACAACGGCGCAAAGATCTTCGAGGGAGCCATCATCAAAGGCAAATTCTGCAATTATGTGATTTGGTATGATGAAACTGAACGTGCTTTTGTCTACGGTGAATCATATAAAGGTGGTTATAGACACCATATGTCAGATTATTTGCTAAAGTCAGCTTTCCCGCACGGTATAGAAGTCATCGGCAACATCCATGATAATCCCGAGTTGTTAGGTGGTGGTGATAAGTGACAGACTACGAGATATTCACTGCCGCTATAAGAACATACGGCGAAACCGCGCAAGAATCGTTAGCAGCAGAGGAATGTGCAGAACTCATACAGGCTATTAGTCATAAGCACAGAGGGCGATCACACAATATCGCAGAAGAAATAGCTGACGTAGAGATTATGTTAGAGCAATTAAAAATCATAAATAACTGCCGCTCAGAGGTTGAAAGGATCCATAAAGAAAAAATTAATCGTTTATATCAACACGTTTATGATGCAGTATTGTAAGGAGGTGTTGACTGATGATACCTGAAATTCATACGGATCCGCAAAAAGAATTAATCAAAGAGCAGATAATAAGCGCGATAAAAAGAGCGCCGATATCTCGCTTTGATTGTGATAATCGTTTTTATAATGGATTCCCTTACGAAGAGGTGGGCATCGACAGCTTAAAAACGTATCAGACCATTGCGGTATATTCTGCAGATCTCGCGAAGCAAACGGAAGATATGATTTTCAACGAAATCAACAGGATTATTCATAACGGCAATTTCACTTCTTTATATGTTCTCAACCGTCAACAGATTGTTGAAGCGCTCAACGAATACGCAGAAAAGAATTCATTTTACGGAGGTGTGCTCAATGCCGGCAATAATTATGTTTGATATCTGCAAGGTATATCCTATCTGGGTACCGCCTTGTGATGGAAAATCGGTTGATATTGACAATGCGCTCGGAGTAGCTATGCTTATCGCCCAGGAGTGTATACATAATCTGTGCGAAGCTATGGTTGAGACTGCTAAAGCAATTCAACCTATATTTGAATGCTCTTGGTTGCCTTTGGATAGAGACGATGAATGCGGAGGTGATGAATAATGGCAAAAGCATTAAAATGCGATAGGTGCGGCATTCTGTACGAGATACCTTTCTGTAAATCGGATGTGTTGTTGATGAGATCCGATAAGCCCCACAAAACTTTAGATTTATGTCTTGGATGTCAAATTGAACTTGAAAATTGGTTAGATGACTACAAAGAGGGTAAAGAGGAGGCAACAGAATAATGGCAACTTGTAATGATTGTGTACACAGTGGAATATGCGCAATTCAACTTGAACCTCATTATGTGCTTGATAGGGCACAAAAACTTATGAGGGAAAGCAATAATGTTGAGCACGAATGTCTTTCTTTTAAAGACCGCTCCCGGTTCATAGAGCTGCCGTGTAAGATTGGCAACAAGGTTTTTTCATTGGTTGGAAAAGGCGAAATTGAAAAATGGACGGTCACAGATATTTACTTCTCGGATTTTGGAGTAGCAGATATAAACATTCTACAGATTAAGGTACGAAGCGAAGACAAAGACAAGGGAGCGAGCTTCCCGTCGTATTATCTCGGGCGTTCGTTTTTTTATACTTATGAAGAAGCCGAACAGGCGTTGAAGGAGAGAGAATAATGAAAACCAAGAAGCAATACAACAAACACAAAAAGAGGTCTCACAGATCTCACCGTAAGAGTCTGATCGGTATGCAAATATCGAAAAGCTACAGATATATGTCAAGATTTGAACAAGCACTTTTTAACAGCCGCTACGGAGGCTATTAAAATGAAATCAACTTACATTTTCCCAATCGCTATGATCATTATGGACATCGGCGCGGCGATAATGTGTATCGTCAGTAAGGAATATAAAAAAGCTGTGTACTGGATCGCGGCAGCAGTCCTCAACGCGGCAGTAACATTTTAGTTTGTAACAGCTCCGCTCGGCTGTTCAAAATATAAAAGTAAAAAGTTGGTTATATTAAACTCTACTATATACCCCCTAATAACTCGGAGCGGCGAGAAGAGAGGAAGTGAGAGAATGTTTAAGCGCATCAGATAAGCGCGCAAACCCTTGCCGGACTGCGCTACAATTTCATTTATGACAGCTCTTATATTTTATCAATCGCAATTTTAGTAGTCCGGCAAGGGTATTAATTAAAGGAGGTATGAGTAATGAAACAGCATTACTGTATTGTCTATGAATAGATTTTATGATTACCGTCATCCCGTTTATAACTCCTTTGATATCCGTTATTTAAGTGCACATAACAAGCGAGAGTTAAAAGCTCTATTAAGTGTTCAGCGGAATATCGTGGACGAAATGCTAACCAAAAAACAAAGAGAAGTGGTCGAATATGTTTTTTTCGATAACTACTCACAAAAGGAAGTGGCGGAAATGCTCGGAGTTAACCCGTCAACAGTATGCCGACATTTGAAAAGATCGTTTGAAAAAATCCGACCGTGTTTAGAGCTTTGCGATGACGCGATCAGATATTATAAGAGAGAAGGTGACTAAATGCCAATATCAACCAAACAAGCTATCATCACGCTGAATAATCTGAAAATCGACGCTCCCGGCTCCACCGAGATCAGACGTAGGAATAAGGCGATAGAATTAGCCAAATTTGCATTGAGAAAGCTGAATCGGAGAAATCCAACCTACAACAAGGAACACCCATTTGGTGTTTGCCCTGATTGTAAGTCGGAATTTAATTCAGAGTTGATGAACGAATACGAGATCCGCTGCTGCCCCTGGTGCGGCCAGACTTTGGCGATAGATGGGAGTGATATGACACTTGTTGAGTAACATCTATCTATGGATTATCGGGGTGGGCTCGTTCTTTTTCCGTTTCAATATTGAAGTGATAAAGTTTGTATGGCGGCACTTAATTGAAGCGTTAATGATGGCGACTCTGATCGGTATGTTCATCGTACCAAACGCAATGAATAACGGAGCGATAAATTACACTTGCGCTCTGCTGTTTATGGGGATCCTAATTTGCTTATTTGTAGCATTGATAAGGATAAAAATTCTCGAAGTAAGAGAAAGAAAAAAATGAAAGACAGGTTAAAACAAATCCTTCGCGAAGAATATATTTCGCAATCTGACCTGTCTAAAATGACGGGAATAAGCAGAGCCCGGATATCAATGTACTGTTCGGGTGCGTGTTATCCCAGGGCAAATGCGGTTAAGCAGATTGCCGAAGCGCTGCACGTTCCTGCGGGGTGGTTGACGGGAGAGATCAGGGAAAAAGAACCGTCTTTATCTGTTCCGGATGTCGCTCGATCATTGGGAGTGTTGCCGCAATGTTTGCGCGAAGGATTAAAAAGGCGTATCTATCCGTTCGGGTACGCTGTCGAGAAGAACGGAAAATATAAGTATTACATAAGCCCGACTCAATTCGAGTCTTACAAAAAACACAGTTTGAAAGGATATGATCAAAAATGAAAGAGCGTGTGACATTCACGTACAAAAACGGTTTTTCAAAAACCAAATTCAGAAACATCAGCGATAAACACCTCAATATTCTTAAGCAAGATATCTGTCGCGAACAGGTCAGGCGCAAGGAAGCCGAGCTATTCGGAAATTCCGAACAGTTGAAGCACAGACACGGCTTTTCACGAAAGCTGCGCCGTTTTTTCCACAGATTAAACGCCGTGATCACGTATCACGCCGAGAACACCGCCGTTAACTACATTGTCGGATCCGAGCAGGCTTGCGAGAGCCCGTATATCGGGATAGAGGATTTTACCAATGGAAACATATAGGAGCAGAGTTTATACAGACCGCCCTGCATACGCCGACTATAATGCGCCTGAAAAATTCGACGCTATTCAAGGAATAATCATTACCCGATTGAAGCAACACCCGAAAGCGATTTGCTCATATTCAGGTGGTTCAGATAGCGATATTTTGATTGACCTAATTGAAAGGACGCGGAAAATATTTACATCATTACCACCTGTCAAATATGTTTTCTTTAACACAGGTCTCGAAATGAAAGCCACGAGAGAACACGTTAAGGAAACCGCTGAGAAATACGGCGTTGAAATTGAGGAAGTACGTCCGAAAATAAACATAGTCAGAGCAACAAGAAAATACGGAGTGCCTTTTGTTTCAAAGATTATGTCAGGCGGTTTAGAAGGATGGCAAAAGAAAGGTATTCCGCTTTCAATAGCGGAAGAATACCAAAATGCCGAAGATAAAGCAGCCAAAAGAGAAGAATTAAAAGAACGCTATCCTAACTGTCAAAGCGTGATCAACTTCCTATGCTGTTGTAACTCAGCAGGCGAGCCGAGACCGAACATACAGCTCGTTATCAATTCTTCAAAATATATGTACGACTTTATCAAGGAATACCCGCCTGATTTTAATATCAGCGCGAAATGCTGTGATTACTGTAAGAAACAGCCTGCACATAGTGTTCAGAAAGATTATGAAATGATCATTACCGGGGAACGTAGAGACGAAGGCGGTATGCGATCGGTACCGAGAAAGGACAATACAGCACTCTGTTTTACCGAGACGGCAAACGGTCAATATAGGCTGAGACCTTTGTATTACGTCTCTGACGCTGATAAGCAGTGGTATAAGGAATATTATAAAATCCGCTACTCAGACGCATATGAGGTCTACGGGCTCACCAGAACAGGCTGTTGCGGTTGTCCGATTTCGTATAAGGCGGTTGCAGATTTAGAAAAAATCAAAGCGTTTGAGCCTAATGTCGTAAAAGCGGCGTATAACGTCTTTGGAAAAAGCTATGCATATCGTCAGAAATATGTTGAATATAAGGCGAAACGTGTTGCAGAAGAAAAATTCATCCAAAGCGGGCAGGTGATGTCATTAATATGAACTACATAGATTTTCTGAAAAGCAAGGTCGCTGTTGCAAAGCATACCGGCTTTGATGTTGAAGGCCTTAATCCTGCGCTTAAGCCACATCAAGCTGATACTGTCAGATGGTGCTTAAAGGGCGGCAGACGCGCCGTATTCGCGTCTTTCGGTATGGGTAAGACAGTTATCGGTCTTGAAACTGCACACAAGTGCGCTGAAAAGACGGGCAAACAATCGCTGATTTGTTTACCGCTTGGTGTCCGTCAAGAGTTTGTGCGTGATGCTGAGACTGTTCTCGGCTATGATAAGCCCGAATACGTCCGCAATATGGCAGAGATTAAGGCAAGCAATGCGGAGGTCTTGCTGACCAACTATGAGCGAATACGCGACGGCGATATTGATCCGACATACTTCGGCTGCACTGTTCTCGACGAGGCGGCGGTTCTCCGAGACTTCGGCAGCAAGACTTATCAGACTTTTCTCGATAAGTTCAAGGGCGTTACATATAAATTCGTAATGACCGCAACGCCTGATCCGAACAAATACAAGGAACTTATTCACTATGCCGGCTATCTTGAAATTATGGACACCGGGCAGGCACTCACTCGGTTCTTTCAACGTGATAGTACAAAGGCTAACAATCTAACGATTTACCCACACAAAGAAAAAGAATTCTGGTTATGGGTATCATCGTGGGCGCTGTTCTACACGAAACCGAGCGACCTCAACCCATCATATTCCGATGAGGGTTATGACTTGCCCGAGCTTAAAATCGTCAAACACAGGCTCATTACGAAAGACAGCGACATAGCTACGGATCCCGACGGACAGATGAAGCTCTTTGACGATGCGGCAATCGGCTTGAAGTCAGCGGCAAAAATCAAAAAGCAATCTATCGGGCAGCGCGTCGCTGAAATGAAGCGCATAGTCGATGAAGATTCCGAGGCGCACTTCATCCTTTGGCACGATCGAGAAGAAGAACGTCACCAAATCAAAAAAGCGATACCGTCAGCGTGTGAGGTTTACGGTAGTCAAGACTTAGAGAAGCGCGAAAAGAACATTATCGACTTTTCCGAAGGTAGAACACAGTACCTTGCGACAAAGAAGTGTATCAGCGGTTCAGGCTGCAATTTCCAAAGGTATTGTCATAGGGCGATATTCATCGGCATAGACTACGAATTCAACGATTTTATTCAGGCTATTCACCGCATATATCGATTCTTACAGACCGAACAAGTAATAATCGACATTATCTATATGGACACTGAGGATGAGATTCTCAAAGAGCTTTTCGCTAAATGGGAGCGGTACAAGTATCAGACCGCCAAAATGGTCGAAATCCTCAAAACCTACGGATTATCAAATAATGAGATAAAGGAGGAGCTGATACGAACAATGGGCGTTAAGCGCACGGAAATTAAGGGCGGTCACTTCACGGCCGTAAACAATGATTGTGTTGAGGAATTGAAAACTATGGAGAGCGACAGCGTCGGTCTGATCGTCACCTCAATTCCATTCAGCAATCATTACGAATACACACCGAGTTATAACGACTTCGGACATAACGAAAACAACGAGAAATTCTTTGAGCAGATGGACTTCCTCACTCCCGAAGCTCTGAGGGTGTTGAAGCCCGGGCGGCTCGCTTGTGTACACGTCAAGGACAGGATCTTGTTCGGTAACGCCACCGGCGACGGTATGCCTACCGTGGACCCGTTCAGCGATATGACGGTTATGCACTACATCAAGCACGGCTTTCGCTATATGGGCAGAATAGTGATCACCACCGATGTAGTACGCGAAAATAATCAGACGTACCGCCTCGGATGGACAGAGCAATGCAAAGACGGCTCAAAGATGGGCGTTGGTTGCCCCGAATATGTGTTGCTATTCCGTAAGCTCCCGACCGATAAGTCTACCGCATACGCGGACGAGCCTGTCGTAAAGAGCAAGGAAGAATACACACGTGGGCAATGGCAGCTTGACGCGCACGCCTACTGGCGAAGCTCCGGGGATGTTCTCCTCACGAAAGAACAGCTGAAAGCATTGCCGGTAGATCAGTTACAGCGTGTTTACCGCGAATTCTCGAAAGACAGCGTTTACAGCTACGAGGATCACGTCAAACTTGTTGAGGAGCTCGACAATGATAACCGCCTACCCGCGTCATTTATGGTATGTTCGCCCGCTTCCTGGAGCGATAAAGTATGGGATGATATTGTGAGGATGCGGACACTAAATAGCGAGCAGAGCCGACGTAATCTACAAATGCACGTCTGCCCGTTCCAGCTTGATACAGTAGAGCGCCTGATCAACCGATATTCAAACGAAGGTGACACGGTACTTGACTTTTTCGGCGGGATCATGACAGTCCCGTATGTCGCGGTGAAGATGAACCGCTACGGTATCGGCATTGAATTAAATCCCGATTATTTCCGTGACGGTATCGGATATCTCAAATCAGCCGACATTCAAAAGGACGCGCCGACGTTGTTCGACTTCTTGGGGGGCGACAGCTGATGAAAGCGAGAATACCACCTCAAAACAGGCTATCAAAAGAAACTCTGAGACAGTGTGCGGAATATGCCAATAGCCTGCAAGACGCAAATAACAGGCGGGTCTTTAAGCTCGCTTGCTATGTCTTACATACTTATTTCGGCTTTGGCACACTCAGATTACTGCGGTTTATTTCGTTTCTTGATACTTTCATCAGAGAAAACGAAGATAATGAAGTATTTTGGGAACAGGTTGACCGTGATATGAAGCAATTAAATATGTGTTTCAGTGATGAAGAATATGAGGACATCATCGGGAATTGGAAAAAGAAAAACGGACTATAAGGAGGTAAAAATGAATAATCAATGCTTAAAGATATTAGTTGACCATATGAATACTATGGATCTTCTTTCTGCCAAACAGTGCGGTGTAGCCGTAAAATTGGCGTTTGATTATTTTCGTGATGAAAAAACCGAGCAGGAAATTAAACAATATCTTGAAGCTGAAACTCTGGAAAATGAACGCCAAGCTATTATGATCGCGTTCTCTCAGTTGAAAGATAGTATTGATCGTAGGCGTAGTGCATATGAAAGACGTTGCGCCATTAACCGTGAAAACGGGAAGAAAGGCGGCGCGCCTAAAGGCAATCAGAACGCACGCAAAAAATAAGGAGGTACATATATGTCAGTCAAAATATCAGCACTGGAAATCGAAAACGTAAAAAGAGTCAAGGCGGTATCGTTCGAGCCCATAGAAAACGGCTTGACGGTTATAGGCGGCAAGAACGGGCAGGGCAAGACATCAGTGCTCGACGCTATCGCTTGGGCGCTGGGCGGAAATCGTTACGCGCCCAGTACGGCAAAGCGCGAGGGCTCAGTTATCCCGCCACATCTTAAAATCGAGCTGTCAAATGGGATCATAGTTGAGCGCAAGGGCAAAAACAGCGATCTCAAAGTCATTGATCCCAGAGGGAACAAGGGCGGGCAGGCTCTGCTTGATACCTTTGTCAGCACATTTGCGCTTAATTTGCCGAAGTTTATGAACGGCAGCGGAAAGGAAAAGGCGGACACGCTTCTGCGCGTCATCGGTGTGGGTGACAAGCTCTATGAGCTCGAAAACAAGGAAGAGCTCAAATACAACGAGCGCCACGCCGTCGGTCAAATTGCGGATCAGAAATGGAAATACGCAAAAGAAATGGAGTTCTTCCGTGACGTTCCCAGTGACCTTGTGTCCGCCTCGGATTTAATCAAAAAACAGCAGGATATTCTTGCGCAAAACGGCGAGAACCAGCGACTCCGTGACCAGAAAGATAAAATCGAGGCACGGGCGAATGAGCTCCAAAATCAAATCTCAAAGTTGAACGCCGAGCTCACAAAAGCACTTGCCGAGCTCGAAACCGCTAAAAAGAGCGTTGCAGAGCTTCACGACGAGAGCACGGCGGAGCTCGAAAAGAGTATTGCCGAGATAGAGGAAATCAACCGCAAGGTCAGAGCCAATCTTGACAAAGAAAAGGCTGAAGATGACGCTAAGATGTTCAGCCATCAGTATGAAGCACTGACAACAGAGATCGAGATGATCCGTAAAGAGAAATATGATCTCCTCAATTCCGCGCAGCTCCCGCTTGAAGGGTTATCAGTCGAAAAGGGCGAGCTCATTTATAACGGCTTCAAATGGGATAATATGTCCGGCTCAGAACAGCTCAAAGTAGCGACCGCCATTATCCGCAAGCTCAATCCTGAATGCGGCTTTGTGCTTATCGACAAGCTCGAACAGATGGACACCGACACTCTAAAAGAGTTTGCCACGTGGCTTGAACAGGAAGGCTTGCAGGCCATAGCCACAAGGGTGTCGAGCGGTGGAGAATGTTCCATCATCATTGAAGACGGTTATGCGGTCAGCAACGAGACCGATACCCCCGAAACAACAACGAAAACTTGGAAAGAAGGTCAGTTTTAATGAATATCACAAGAGGAAAAATACAGTCAGCGCAAAAAGTCGTTATCTACGGCCCCGAGGGAATAGGCAAAAGCACATTCGCTTCAAAGTTCCCTGATCCGCTGTTCATCGACACCGAGGGCAGCACGAAGAACCTCGACATAGCCCGTATGGACAAGCCGACTTCGTGGACAATGCTCAAAAACCAGATAGCTTTTGTCAAGGCAAATCCGAGCGTATGTAAAACCCTCGTTATCGACACAATCGACTGGGCAGAGCAGCTCTGTATCGACGATATCTGCTCTCTTCACAGTAAGAAAGGTATCGAAGATTTCGGCTACGGTAACGGCTATGTCTACGAAAAAGAGGAATTCGGGCGTTTCCTCAATACCCTTGAAGACCTCATTGATGTCGGTGTCAATGTCGTTCTCACCGCGCACGCACAACTCCGCAAGTTCAGTCAGCCCGACGAAATCGGCGAATACGACCGTTGGGAGCTTAAGCTCGGCAAGAAAACAGGCTCGCAGATCTCACCGCTTGTCAAAGAATGGGCGGATATGCTCCTCTTTGCAAACTACAAGACCGTAGCGGTCGCCACCGACAAAGAGGGTAAGAAGTTCAAGGCGCAGGGCGGCGGCAGGATTATGTACACCGAACATCATCCTTGTTGGGATGCGAAGAACCGCCACGACCTCGGCAATCCGTTGCCTTTTGAATACGAGCAGATCGCGCACATTTTCAGCGATACTAAGCCCGCCGAGGCAAAGCCACAGCAGCAGACAACTGTTTCCAAAACGGAAACGGTTGCGACAGCCGTCGACAAGCTCGCTGATACCGATAACGCAATCAAGCCGGCGGAACAGACCGTTCAACCTGTAAGTGTTTCTGACAAGTTGCCGAAGGCTCTCGCGGACTTGATGATCACCAACGGTGTCACCGAGGAAGAAATCAGACTTGCTGTAAGTCAAAAGGGATATTTCCCGCTCGATACACCGATAGAGAATTATCCCCCGGACTTTATAAAGGGCGTACTTATCGGCGCTTGGCAACAGGTCTATGATATGGTCCTTAACAGCAGAGATTTACCATTTGATAACGTTTAATTTTTAGAAAAGGAGTATTTTATTATGTCAGATTTTGAAAGAGAATTAGGTTGGGATGACCAGATAGCAGACGAAGGCGGCGAATATGAGCCGTTACCCGAAGGGGATTATAAGTTTACAGTTAAATCCGTAGAGCGCGCCCGCTCAAAAGGTGAGGGCAAGCTCCCTGCTTGCAATATGGCGAAGGTAACTCTTACAGTTCACGGCGATCGCGATAGAGAGATCACAGTTAACCTCGTGCTTCACAGCACACTCGAATGGAAGCTGTCACAGTTCTTCTTATCAATCGGAATGAAGAAGCACGGCGAACCGCTCCATATGAACTGGCCGGGGGCTGTTGCCAAAACAGGAAATTGTCACGTTACCGTAAGAACCTTCAGAAAGAAGGACGGCGGCGAAGGTAAGTCAAACGATATTTCAAAGTTCTATGCTTATGACGAGGTTGTCAATACCGTTCAGCCTACTGCACAGCCTGCCGCACAGCCCGCAAGTGGTGGATGGGAAGCGGGGAGGTTTTAATGGAACTTAGACCGTATCAGCAGGAAGCTATGAAAAAAATCTTTGAAGAGTGGAACGGTGATCACGGTAAAACACTCCTTGTGCTACCCACAGGATGCGGAAAAACAATCGTATTTGCGAAAGTTACCGAAGAGTGCGTGAGGATAGGCGGACGTGTGCTTATCCTCGCTCACCGCGGGGAGTTACTTGATCAAGCATCCGATAAGCTCTTCAAAGTTACCGGGCTGCATTGCGCGGTCGAAAAAGCGGAAGAATCCTGCGAAGGCAGTTGGTACCGCGTTGTTGTCGGCTCGGTTCAGACACTTATGAGGGAGAAACGGCTTGCCCGTTTTTCTCCCGATTATTTCGATTACATCATTATTGATGAAGCCCATCACGCTTTGAGCGACAGTTATTTGAAGATCATAAATTATTTTTCAGAGGCAAAGCTCCTCGGAGTAACAGCGACGCCCGACAGAGGAGATATGAAAAATCTCGGTCAGGTATTCGAGAGCCTCGCATATGAATATACACTGCCGCAGGCTATTAAAGATCACTACCTCAGTAAAATCAAGGCGGTGACTATCCCGCTAAAGCTCGATTTATCAACCGTCGGAACACAGGCGGGCGACTTCAAAGCGAGCGATATTGATACAGCTCTGGATCCTTATCTGTTTCAAATCGCTGATGAAATGCTTAAATATTGCACCGATAGAAAAACGGTGGTATTCCTGCCGTTGGTAAAAACTTCCCAAAAGTTCTGTAATATCTTAAAGCAAAAGGGCTTTAAGGCAGCCGAGGTCAATGGTGAGAGCAAGGACAGAGCGGAGGTACTGGCAGACTTCGACAGCGGGAAATACAATGTCTTATGCAACTCAATGCTCCTCACCGAGGGATGGGATTGTCCGTCGGTCGACTGCATTATCGTATTGCGCCCGACAAAGGTGCGCTCGTTATATTGTCAGATGGTCGGACGCGGTACAAGGTTATATGAAGGCAAAGAAGAGCTGCTATTGCTCGATTTTCTTTGGCATACCGAACGCCACGAGCTATGCCGTCCCGCTCACCTGATTTGCGAAAACCCCGAGGTCGCGGAGAAAATGACCGCAAACCTTGCCGATGTTGCAGGATGTCCGGTGGATATAGAGGAAGCCGAACAGACAGCGAGCGAGGATGTTGTCGCTCAGCGTGAACAGGCTCTCGCGGAGAAACTCGCTGAAATGAAAAAGCGCAAAAGGAAGCTCGTGGATCCGCTTCAATTCGAGATGTCGATACAGGCGGAAGACTTATCCGGCTATGTACCTTCATTCGGATGGGAAATGGCACCGCCTACCAATAACCAGTGCCAAGCTCTTGAAAAGCTCGGTATTTGCCCTGATGAGATTGAAAACGCAGGCAAGGCAAATCTCTTGCTTGACCGCTTGACAAAACGCAGGAGCGCGGGGCTGACTACTCCGAAACAAATCCGTTTCTTAGAAGGTAAAGGATTCAGACACGTCGGCACTTGGCAATTTGAAACAGCGAGAAAACTCATCGACAGGATTGCCGCCAACGGCTGGCGTGTACCATACACCATTAATCCGGCGACATTTACGGAAGGAACATCAACCATATGAATATAAAACAGATTTTGGACTACATAGATCCCGCGATACTCGACTATCAGGAATGGGTTAATGTCGGAATGGCACTCAAACACGAAGGCTATAGCGTTGATGTTTGGGATGAATGGTCCCGAGCCGATAGACGGTATCACCCAGGAGAATGTCAAAAAAAGTGGGAGAGCTTCAACGGCGCTTCTTCTCCCGTTACCGCCGGCACGCTTGTACAGATGGCGAAAGAAAGAGGAATGAAAACCTTTGAGCACAAGGAGCTATCGTGGGATGATGAGATCAACTACGAAAGCGAGCTGAATCTATCGACAGGCGAAGGCTTGCCGTTCAGCGAGCCCGAGAATTGGAATCCCGTCAACGAGATGATCACCTATCTCGAAACACTATTCGATTCAAGCGATAATGTCGGCTACGTCACCGAAACCTACGAAAAGGACGATAATGGCAAAATAAAGCACTTGCCGACTAAAGGCTCTTGTGACCGCACAGCGGGCGAGCTCATCGAACTGCTTAACCGATGCAACGGCGACGTCGGGAGCGTGTTCGGCGACTATAAACCCGAGGCGGGTGCATGGATCCGTTTCAATCCGCTTGACGGTAAGGGTGTAAAGAATGAAAACGTGACTGATTTTCGATATGCTCTTGTCGAATCGGATTGTATGCCCGTTGAGGAACAGAATGCGCTGATTCGTGAGCTCGAGCTCCCCGTTGCGCTGCTTATCTACTCCGGCGGTAAGAGCGTTCACGCGATTGTGAAGATTGACGCGCCAAACTATGACGAATATCGAAAGCGTGTTGACTATCTGTATAACGTATGCCGTGAAAACGGTCTTGAAATCGACAGGCAAAACCGCAATCCGTCACGTTTGAGCCGTCTGCCGGGCGTTATTCGCGGAGATAAAAAGCAGTTCATTATGGATAAGAACATCGGCAAAAAGGACTTTACCGAGTGGAAGGACTGGATTGAAAGCATAAACGATAATTTGCCTGATTTTGAGAATCTCGCAGATTATTATGACAATCCGCCCGATCTCGCTCCGCCGCTTATCGACGGGATCCTCAGAAAAGGTCACAAAATGCTCTTAGCGGGACCAAGCAAAGCGGGTAAGTCGTTCGCGTTGATCGAGCTCGCCATTGCCATTGCCGAAGGCAAGCGGTGGTTCGGCTTTGATTGTGCCCAGGGCAAAGTGATGTACGCAAACCTCGAACTTGATAAGGCGAGCTGTTACCACCGATTTATTGACGTGTATGAATCACTCGGCTATAAGCCCGACAACGCGAAAAACATTGAGATATGGAATCTGCGCGGCAAATCGGTACCGATGGATAAACTCGCGCCAAAGCTGATACGCAGAGCCGCCAAAAAGGACTTTACCGCGATTATAATTGATCCCATATACAAAGTTATCACAGGCGACGAAAACTCCGCTGATCAGATGGCTGCATTTTGTAATCAGTTCGACAAGCTCTGCACCGAGCTCGGGTGCGCCGTCATTTACTGTCACCATCACTCAAAAGGTTCACAGGGCAGCAAGCGCAGTATGGACAGAGCATCCGGCTCGGGTGTATTTGCCCGTGATCCCGACGCTCTGCTCGACCTCACCGAGCTCAACGTGACCGATGACGTATTCATTCAGCAGGAAAACCGCGAAATTATCAGCATAATAAAAGAACGCCTTGTTTCTTGGAATATTGATCCCGAAACGTGTTGTTCACAAGACGATTTGCAAAACGCAAACGCTATGCTCGAAATCGCTCGACAAGAGCTCGATAAGCAAAACAATAGCGCTTATGATACAATGATGGCCAAATACATTAACCCCGCAAAAGAAGCCGTCAGGAAGCGCACAGCGTGGCGAATAGAGGGCACTTTGAGAGAGTTCCCGAAACTCGCGCCGATAAATCTGTGGTTCGACTATCCTATTCATTATAGTGATGAATCAGATGTATTGAAGGATTGTAAATATGCGGGGGAATTTGACCCAAAGACAAATCTCCACCCGAAAAAGACACAAGAAGATAGAGATAAAGAATGCATATCTACCATTGAAATAGCATTCGATAGTTGTCAAAAAAATGGTGTTGCAACAGTCAAAGAGTTGGAAAAAGCAATAAATAAAAGCGAAGATACTGTTCGCAGATACCTTTCAAAACACGGCGGCTTTTGGGTTGAAAAAGGCAGAGTTGGTAGAAAAGCTTAAAGCCGCAAAACCGCAATAATACGTGCGTGCGTTTGTGTTTTGTTACAACCGCAAAACCGATAAAATGTCGATTTTGCGTGTAATAGTCGCAAAGTCGGTAAATTATCGGTTTTGCGTGTAACGCACGCAACCATATTATTATCATAATATGTGTTTGCGGCTGAGCTACGCCGCAAACCACAGATAATTTCAAATAATTCTCGCGCGAGGAGGCTAAAATGAAAGCACGCGAATATGCAAAATTGCAAAAAGAATTTTCATCTTTGCTGAAGCCTGAGAGGATAAACCGAAAATTCTCTCACAGCGGATATCAGGACGCTTATAAAACTGCGGTGCTTGATTGTAAATCGAAAGTGCACTCACTTTTTGAGTGCCACAATGAAGAAAGGGGAAGTGAATGAAAACGATATTTTTTATGCCGATGATTCCCCCGACAGTCACGGCGCAGGAAAAAAATCTCACGACGATCCACGGTAAGCCTGTGATGTACGACAGCGCGGAAATCAAGGACGCGAAGTCGAAGTTTATGGCTTACCTCTCACCGCGTAAGCCTAAACAGATGTACACCTCGGCGGTTCAGCTGGTAGTCAAGTGGTGTTTTCCGATAAAGGACAAAAAGCACTTGAACGGCGATTATAAAATCACAAAGCCCGACACGGATAATCTCCAAAAGCTCTTAAAGGACTGTATGACAAAGCTCGGATTTTGGAAAGACGACGCTCTTGTCTGTTCTGAGATCATTGAAAAGTTTTGGTCTGATATCCCCGGTATCTTCATTCGAATAGAGGAGCTTCCGAAAAATGGATGTTCAACGAGTTAAATTCTGCTTGGGCAGAACGGTCAGATTCGAGGGCGCGGAGTATATCTTTACAGGCTGCATTATGCGGCAGGGTGATAAGTGCTTTCACTTTCAGGCTGAGCTTAAAGATGTCAAGGCGCAGAGCTCGCTTGTCATAGCGGATCTTGCCAAAGTCGAAGAAGTAACGTTGTTATATGCTTGAATTTATCTCACGTTATCGTGAGTACGTCGGACAAAATAACATCAACAACGAAAGCAAAAACGCAATTTGAGATTATATAAGTAAGCAATATAACATTCACAACGAACGAAAAAAAGCAATTTAAGATTAGAGGATATTCAACGAAAACGAAAAAATGAATTTTGTATATTGAATATCATTTTGATTGAAAATGGCTTGTTTATCGGAAAAAATTCGTTTTTGTCGGATGTTCTCTTAAGGAACCTTAAACACTTTAAGGAACTTGCGCCGCTGTAAGATATAATGCGAGGTGAAATGAATGTCAAACGTGATTTATATGCAGATACACAAAAAAATGTACCCCGTCAAGGAAGATATATATTCTGTCCTTGAAGAAGCAGGGTGCGTCGATATACTGGGCTCCGTTACTGATATCCCCGTTTTGGATATTCCATTCTTGCCGGATAGCGAATGGCAAACTAAGGCTCTGATCAGCCGCCTGAAACATCCTGAATGGTATGTGGCAGCCGGGGAGAACGTCGAACGGGTAATCAGGAGGTTAATCAAGGAAGTGAAAAATTGACAATCAGAGAATACAAGGCTATTGATAAACGGCTCGGTCAGCTTAAAAGAAAATTTGAAATGCTGAAAGGCGAGGTCGTTAATGTTTCTCCGAATCTTTCGGGTATGCCCGGTGGTAGTGATGTGTCTGATAAAATCAGTAAGTGCATTGCGGAAATAACGGACACCGAAAGACAAATCTGTGAATTGGAGAAAGAAAAAACCGACGCTATAAGCCGATTATCAAAGGATGTCGATGAGGAGGTTTGCATTCGGTTGTTCCTGGTCAAAAACTATACTTGGCGGATGATCGCGAATATAACCGAAAACAGGCTTGATACTGTGGCGAGTATAAAAAAACGCTGCTACAAACATAATTGGTAACGAAGTTACTTTTGGGTGTGTTATCATATAAGATGGAATAAACATAAGAACCGATCATATACCAACTTGTTTGCCAGCTCGGGGTGTTTTGAGTAGTTGGATAAATGCGTCTCTTTTTCATTTCTCTTAATGTAGTTGCTTACTTTCTTTCAGATTGGTTCGATTGTGGATATTCTTATATATGACTTTCCTCAAAGCAAAGCCGTCCGTAATGGGCGGTTTTTGCTATTATGCCATTTTGAGAGGTGGTGACGAGTGGCAAAGGGCAAGTATGAAAAGTGGCTTACAGCTGAGGGCTTAATTTTGCTTGAAGGCTGGGCGCGTGACGGGCTAACTGATGAGCAAATCGCGGAAAAAATCGGAATAGCACGATCGACCCTGAATGAATGGAAAAATAAGTATCCGGTCATTTCGGACACCCTAAAAAGGGGCAAAGATGTCGTTGACAATGAGGTCGAAAACGCCTTGTTAAAAAGAGCTCTTGGCTATTCGTACAAAGAAATCAAAACAAAAGATGACGGTGACAAAATAGAAGTCACCGAGACTATAAAAGAAGTAGTTCCCGATGTGACCGCACAAATCTACTGGCTCAAAAACCGCCGTCCCGATAAATGGAGAGATAAACAAAAAGAAGAAACTAACACGGCCGCTCTCGATAAGCTCGATGATATTCTGCGCGAAATCAAGGAGGATGCGGAAAATGCCGTACACGATTAAGCAAAAAGAATACATCGCAAAAGCGAATAAACGATGGAATTTTAAGAGCGGCGCGGTTCGTTCGGGTAAATCTTATGTTGATGTCACGGCGGTCATCCCTATAAGGATCCGCGAGAGGGCAGGCAAAGACGGCTTGAATTTTATTATCGGTGTTTCGCGAGATACGATTGAGCGAAATGTGCTGCAGCCTATGCGTGAGCGGTACAGCTCTGACCTTGTAAGCACGATTAACAGCCGCAACATAGCAATTATATGTGGCGAGCCTGTTTATTGTCTGGGCGCTGAGAAATCAAGTCAGGTCGCGAAGCTGCAAGGTGCGTCTGTCAAATACGCCTACGGTGATGAGGTCGCAAAGTGGAGCAAAGAAGTATTTGATTTACTCAAATCAAGACTTGATAAGCCGTACAGCAAATTTGATGGATCTCTAAATCCCGAGCATCCGACGCACTGGCTCAAAGAGTTTATCGACAGCAGTGCAGATATCTATTTGCAAGAATATACAATTTTCGACAACGATTATCTTTCGCATAGCTTCATTGATAACCTCTGCAAAGAATACGAGGGCACGGTTTATTATGACCGATTCATCCTTGGCAAGTGGGTGCGTGCGGAAGGTGCTATATATCGCAAATTCGCGGATGATCCGAAAGCATTCTACTGTCAGATTGTAGATGAAATCAATCCCGATTTGCCTTATAAACAAATTCTCCGTTCTCAGCTTGAAGAAATAACAATCGGCGTTGACTTCGGTGGCACGGTCTCAGGGCAGGCTTTTGTCGCAACAGCTCACACGCCCGGATATAAAGAAATAATTGCTTTACGAAGCGAGCGACATCTTGAAGAATGTCAGCCGACCGATATTGACCGCATTGCGCTTGATTTTGCGCAGGCGGTTTTTGATTTGTTCGGTCATGTCGATAAGTTGTACTGGGATAACGCGGAGAGTGTGCTCGGTCGCGGACTAAATCACGCATTCAGTAAAAAATTTCCGAATGTTATGGTTCACGGTGCGCGTAAGTGCGGCATTAATGACCGTATTCGCTGCACACTGCGATTAATGGGCGCAAATAGATTCTACTACACAGATGGGTGTGATACGCTCAAAACGGCGCTGTCACAAGCTGTCTGGAATAAAGATAAATTATCAGACGAGAGGCTCGATGATGGTTCATCTGACATCGACAGCCTCGACGCATTTGAATATACATTTGAGCGTGATATAAAGCGCTTAATAAGGGCGGTGTAATTATGGGAATAATTAACTTCTTGAAAGGAGTGTATCGAGCTATGTTCCCGCTAAAGGATATAAAAGCCGCACTGGGCATCGAAACCGCTCTCTCTTCCAATATGGCGGACAAAATCGATGATTGGTGCAAAAGCTATATGGGTAAAGCGGATTGGGTAGATGGCGACAAGATCATCAGCCTACGAATTGAAAACTCCGTCGTTCGGGAGCTTTCAAACGTCAGCCTTAATGAAATGACCACGAACGTATCGAATGATACGCTCAATGCTTTACTCGATAAGACAAAAGTGAATCTGAATAAGAATCTGCAACGCGCGCTTGCTACTGGCGGAATGTGTATCAAGCCGCTCAATGAAACCGAGGTGCAGTTCGTAACAGCCGAGGCTTTTATCCCGATCGAGTTCAATGCCGACGGTCGACTCTTGGACGTTGCGTTCCCGGAAAGGAAAAAGCTCAACGGCAAATATTACACAAGGCTCGAACGTCACAAAATCAGCGGCGATACGCTCACGATCACAAATAAGGCTTATGTCTCGGATAATTCGAGCAGCCTCGGACGTGAGATCCCTCTTAGTGGTGTTGAAGAGTGGGCAAATTACGTTGAGAGCGCCGTCTTCCCGGTAAGCAGAAATATATACGGCTATTTCCGCACACCTAACGATAACGTAGTTGACGGCAGTGCAGCGGGTATTTCGGTGTTTGAGACAGCTCTGGAAAAGATCAAGCGCGCCGACATTCAGTTCGGTAGGCTCGATTATGAATTCGAGAGCGCTAAGCGCCGCATTTTTGCCGATGCTTCAATGGTTAAAAAGAAGCCTAACGGCGGATATCAGCTCGATGAGGTCTACGTTGACGTGAACGGCGACAACGACGACTTTTACAAAGAGTTTTCACCGCAACTCAGGCAAGACGGCTTTATCGCAGGGCTCGAGGAAATCAAGCGCGAGATTGAATTCGATGTCGGTCTGTCATATGGCGACCTCTCACAGCCACAGTATGTCGAAAAGTCAGCGACCGAGATTAATGTTTCTAAATTCCGTAAGCGCAACACAGTCAATCAGATCCAGGAACAGCTTGAAGCTTGTCTCGAAGACTTGGTCTTTGCGTTTGCATTTTGGAATCGTCTCACGAACAGCGGCTATGAGTTTAACTGCGACTTCAAAGACAGCCTTCTCAGTGATGAAGCGAGTGAGCGCGAAGAAGACAGAAAGGACCTCGCAAACGGTACGCTCAGAGCCGAAGAATATCGTTCTCGGTGGCGTAACGAAACGCTCGAGGAAGCCGCGAAGAATCTTCCCGAAGCCTCTGAGGTTGAATTGTAATGCTTAGCGCAAATGAGCTCGAAGCTATACCCGAAGGCATTATGCGAATGTTTCGTGAATTGGAACTCGCAACAATGAGCGATATTGTTGAGCGCATATCTTATAATTTGAAGATCACCAGTCTGACGGACTGGCAAATCAACAGGGTGTATCAGCTTGGTGTCGGAAAAGAAGTCATCAAGCGCAATATTCAACGAACTCTCGGGCTGACCTCCGAATCAATCGATAAAATATACAAGACTACTCTCGCCGAGGAATATGTGCGGTTTAAGCCCGTATATCAAAAGCTCGGCGAGTCGTTTATCCCATATAAACAAAACAAACCGTTGCAGCAGCTCGTCAAAGGCGTGAAAGCGCAGACTAAAGGCGAGCTGAAAAACATAACTCAATCGATGGGCTTTTCGGTTAAGAGCGCAACCGGGAAGCGAGAATTTCTACCGATAGCAGATTATTATCAAAAAACGCTTGACAAAGCGGCGACACAGATTTTAACAGGCACGGCAGATTATAACACTGTCTTGAAAAAGACCGTCCGCGAGATGACAAACAGCGGCTTGCGTACCGTTGACTATGCGAGTGGATGGACTAACCGAGTTGACGTTGCCGCGCGGCGCGCTGTTTTAACCGGCTACCGTCAAGTAGTCGGAGAAATCAATAAAGAGAATGCAGAAAAGCTCGACACCGACTTATACGAGGTATCATTCCATTCAGGCGCACGACCTTCACATCAAGAGTGGGAAGGCGGCGTTTATACGATGGACGAGCTGATATCTATCTGCGGTTACGGCGAAGTCGACGGCTTGATGGGTGCCAACTGCTATCACGATATAACTCCATTCATCGAGGGTGTATCAGTGCGCACCTATACCGATGAAGAGCTCGAAAAGATGAAAGCCGAAGAGAACGAGCCGAAAGAGTTCAACGGTAAAGAATATAACGCCTATGAAGCACAACAGCGGCAGCGAGCGCTCGAAACAAACCTCCGCGCTAAGCGTGAGGAGATTGCGCTGCTTGAAAAAGGCGGTGCAAGCGCCGAGGATATCGACGCGGCAAAAGCTAAATACCGCGCAGTTTCGGATGAATACTCGAAGTTTTCAAAATCTATGGGTATTCCTCAACAGCGCGATCGAATAAATATCAGTCCGCACGACGGCGTGGATGTATCGTTCGGATCATAAGGAGAATATATGAAGATACCCGAAAAAGTAAAAATCAGCGGCTATGATCATACCGTGAGCCGTGTTGAAAAAGCATTCGCTTGCGACGGCGACGTTTGTCACGGCATATATAATTTCATTACCCAAGAGATTATCGTCGCAAACGAGGGGAATGCGGAATATCAAAACACCGTATTCTTACACGAGCTGACACACGGTATCATCCGCAATTACTGTGATGGTATTCTGAATGAATATGACGAGGAGCGCTTTGTTGAACAGTTTTCTAAAGGGCTTTATCAGGTGATCAACGATAATCCTGATGTATTCAAGGAGTAGGTGTAATGACGACAGAAGCATATAAAGCCTATTTGAACAGGCTAAAGGCAAAACTCACAGAGATGATAAAAAAAGAGGATGATATCGTGATACTGCTTAAAATGATCGAGCTAAAATTCAAGGTCATTGATAAGCTGTATCAGTTGGAAAAATTCAAGGTCATTGATAAGCTGTATCAGTTGGAAATAGAATTGCCGACAATGGAAGAAACTCCGTCGCTAAGTTCGGGCGTATCATTTATCGGAATGATAGCCGAATAATTTTAATTCAATAATTAGAGCGCTATGCAGTTAAATGCACGGCGCTTTTTTTATACAATCATTACCCCGTCGGAGGTCATCCGACTTACTTTCAGCCGCGGGCGGAGCGGGATATAAACTACGTAGAAAGGAAATCACAATGAAAAACATTCAGGAAATCTTAAAGAGCATCGGAGTAGAGATCCCCGAAGACAAGAAAGAAGATTTTGAAAAAGCCTTTAACGAGAATTACAAGACCGTTAACGAGCTTGAAAAAGTTAAGTCTGCCCGGGACAACTTCAAATCACAGCTCGGTACTGCGACCGAGCAGCTTAAAGCGTTTGAAGGCGTGGATGTTGAAGAGCTGCAGGGCAAAATCAAAAAGCTCAATGAACAGCTTGACACGCAGCAAAAAGATTTTGAAAAGCAGCTTGCTGATCGTGACTTCTTCGATGATCTCGATAAGGAAATCGCAAAGAGAAATCCGAAAAACCCGAAGGCGGTTCGTGGACTTATCGATGCCGATAAGCTCGAGGAACTGAAAAGCAGCAAGAACCGCTCCGAGGATATGAAAGCCGTACTCGATGGAATTCAGGAAGAGAACGACTATATGTTCGGCTCTACTGAGCCTCGTGATAACGGCAAATTCACAGGAAAATCAGGTGGCGGCTCTGATGATGGTTTCGATTCAATGAGAGCTATTATGGGCTTACCACCCGAAGACAAGAAATAAAAGAAAGAAGGTAAACTTTTATGGCAAATAGTTTTACATTGCCCAAAAATTATACAACTCTACTCGATGAAGTCTATAAGAAGGCTTCTGTAACCGCTGACCTTCTCGGCGATCCCGCAATGGTGAAGGAAGGCGTAAATGTAAACGAAATCTGCTATCCGCAGCTCTCAGTATCAGGTCTTGGCGATTACGACAGAAACAGCGGCTATTCAAACGGCGCAGTTACCCTCACATGGCAGACTGTGCAGTACAACTATGATCGCGGTACCAAAATCAGCGTTGATGCTATGGACAACCAGGAGAGCTTCAATATCGCATTCGGCAAGGCGGGCGCTGAGCTTATCCGCACAAAGGTCGCTCCCGAGGCTGATGCGTTCACATTTGCTACTCTCGCAGGCCTTACAGGCATTTCAAAGGCAACAGCGGCGACTTACTCGAACGCTTCCGACTTCCTTGCAGCGCTTATCACAGCGGTCAACACAATGGACGAGGATGAGGTTCCCGAGGAAGAGCGTTTTCTCTACGCTACACCTTCGCTTCTCAACAGCGTAATGGCTCTCGACACTACAAAGTCTCGTGAGGTACTCGCTAAGTTCGCGAAGACTCAGAAGGTGCCGCAGTCTCGCTTCTATACCGCGATCGATATGTACGACGGTAAGACAAGCGGCGAGGAAGCAGGACATTATGTCAAGGCTTCAGGCGGTAAGGATATCAACTTTATGATCATCCACAAGCCCGCTATCATCAAGTACGACAAGCACATCGCGAATGACATTATCGCTCCCGCGCAGAATCCCGATAGCGATAGCTACATTCTCAAATACCGCAAGTATGGTCTTGTTGATGCTTACAAGAACAAGGTTGCGGGCATCTACCTCAGCCATAAGGCATCATAAGGAGGCTCATTTATGAAAACCATCGGTCTGACTTTCGAGAAAGAGGTCAAAAAGCCCAAGAAAGTAAAAGAGCCTAAAGAGCCGAAGGAAGTAAAAACCGAGGAGTGATCCGTATGACTGTATATGCGGATGTAAATTTCTTTCTGAACAATTATAATTATAATGCTCCTGGCGAGGGCGACACATCGCCAGCCCTCGCTGTTGCATTTCCTAAATACGCACGCAAAGCGAGCGCAATTATTAATCAATATACTCGTGGGAATATTGATGTCGAGCATATCCCCGAAGAAGTAAAACTTTGCTGTTGTGAGCTTGCAGAAACGCTCTACAAGGCAAGTCAAACAAAAGCCTCAAAAGAGGGCGTTACTTCTGAAAAGGTAGGCGATTTATCTGTCAGCTATGAGAGCGCGGAAAGCCAAAGGGCGGCTATGCCTAAGATGATCAAATCGATTATTTATTCGTGGCTTGCAGATAGTGGGCTCCTATACACGGGAGGCTCTCTGGAATGTTGATGAATGAATGCTGCACAATCTACTTGAAAAACAAACACGGAAGTTTCGACGGCTTTGACCGTTATTTCATCCCCAAATGTCATTGGCAAGAAAGCGAAGCGTCCAATGTTCTTAAAAGCGGATTGCAAAATGCGGACGGAATCACTGTGTATGTCTTGAAAAAAGATATATCGGCGGAGCTTGAAACCGCGCTTCGGGCTCGAAAGAAAGCCGCACAAGACATCATCATCAAAGGCGAATGTAATTTCACTTTTGATAATTCAACGCAGCAGAAGGTCTCTGAGAGCTTAAGAGCGCTAAATGCTGATAACGATACTCACACTATAATGAGTATCGACCGGTTGCTTTACGGATCCGAAGACCTTCAGCACTATAAATTCTCTGCGAGGTGATTTTATGGTTATATCAAATCCCCCTAACCAAAAAAGCGCCAACGGAGATTTTAATATTGTTTGGGATGCGAATTTCGCAGCAAACATCAACAACGGCATCGAAAAAGCCCAAGAGTTTATTGATAACGAGTGTATAAAGCTGATGAAGCCGTACACACCGATGAATACGGGGGCACTGATGGAAAGTGTAACTCTCGGTACAGTAATCGGCTCAGGTCGGCTTGTTTATCAGAGCCCATATGCGCGGTATCAGTATTATGGCGAGGTCTACGGTCCCAGTATTCCAATTTTTGAGGCGGGCAATCCTGCACCGATAGGCTTTTTCAGTCCGCGCGGGCAAAAGAAATACGCAACAGGGCGACAGCTCGAATATAACACTCACAAACACGCAAAGGCAGGAAAAATGTGGTTTGAGAGAATGAAGGCGGACTATGCCGCCGACATTGCAAAAGGCGCAGCGAAATTGATGGGAGGCGTTGCTAAGTGAATATAATCAAAAAAATGCAGACGATCCTGGAAGCATTTCCGAAGATTGATGATTTGCATGTGGACTATAACGAAGACGCGCCCGACAATTTCGGACTTTATCCAACCGGTGACAAGCTCATCACCGAGGATATTCTCGGTAATCAAGACCGCAGTCATACGTTTATCCTATACGCTAATTTTCAGTCGCTCAATGATTATGACCGACTCCAAAATAGCGGCATATTGCTCGAGCTTCAACACTGGTTTGAGTCTGGATATTGGTACGACTTCCAATATGAAGACAATGAGATATCCACTTTAATCGATGGGGATATTTTTCTCGGAGAAATCAAGGGAATAAAATGCGCCAACGGTATGGTTTTTGACGTACCGGATCAAAACTTAAATTCTACGGTGCGCTATCAGCTTCAAATCACCGTGGATTATTATATAGCTTATGACAATAAATCATAAAGAAAGAGAGGATTAAAATCTATGTCTGATCCAACTCCTACCGGTGTAGGAAAACTCAAAAGAAGCTATCTGCTTCACTACATCGACGCTTCATTTGGCGGTCAGAATCCTATCTGGTTCCTGATTGGTAAACACATCTCAGATTTGAGCGTCAACCTCAATCCCAGTACCGAGGTGATCAAGAATATTCTTGATGAAAACGTGACCAACGACAACGGCTATGAGCCCTCGATGGAAGCAAACACCTACTATGCAAACACCGACGATTCGATTTATGCGAAGATCAAGGATATTTCGATGAACCGTCTGACCGGTGACGATTGCAAGACAAAGGTGCTCGAGGTGATAATCGACACAGACGGCACAACGCACGACGCTTGGCAGGAAGATTGTATCGTCAAGCCCACGCAGTACGGCGGCGCTCAGGGCGGTGTCAATATTCCGTACAATATCAGCTTTGACGGCAACCGTGTCCAGGGTACAGCTACTCTCAGCAACAGAGTACCCACATTCCAGGCTGCGTCATAATCAAAACAACGAAAGGAGCGGAGCAATCCGCTCCTTTATTTTCTAATACAAGGAGAAAATAAAATGTCTAATCTTTCATTTAACGACGGATATAAAGAATTCACAATTAACAGCGATGAATCAAAAGTCATTCGCATTAATATTTCAGACGTAAATCTGGCAGACCGCCTTATAGATTTTGAGAAGTTTCTCAACAAAAAAAGCGCGGAATATAGCGCAGCAAAAGACAGCGAGCAATCTCTCGAAGAGATCCGCGCGGATTTATCAAGAATCGACAGAGAAACCAGAGATGAGCTCGACCGCATTCTCGATACTACGGCAGCGGACATCGTCTTTGGCAATGCGCATTGTTTGTCACCCGTCGACGGTCAGCCTATGATCAAGGGCTTTTTAACCGCCGTTATGAACGAGTACGACAAACAAATGAAAAAGGAATTCAAGAAGGCGGATAAGTACGTTAACGCCGCCAAGAAATATAAATAATTATGTTTTTACCAACTACACTCGAAGTAAACGGCAAGGAATACCCCATACGCACCGATTTTCGCGTCGCTATAACGATTTTTCGGGCTTTTAATGATAAGGCATTACCGCCCTATATAAAGGCTATGGCGGCGATTAGAAGCCTATACATAGACATTCCCGATGATTTAGAAGAAGCCTACAAAAAAGCGAACTGGTTTCTTGACGGTGGTGATATGCCGAAGTCAAAGAAAGCACCGAGAAAGATGCTCGATTGGGAGCAGGATGAATATCTTATTTTCCCGGCGCTCAATAAGGTCGCAGGCTGCGAGTTGAGAACCATTGAATATTTCCATTGGTGGAGCTTACTCGGACTATTCAACGAGGTGGGCGAAGGCTTATATGCACAAGTTATGAACATAAGGCACAAACTCGCCTACGGCAAAAATCTCGAAAAATGGGAACGCGAATTCTTCGACACTCATCAAGACCTCATAGTCATCAAAGAAAAGCTCTCACCCGAAGAAGAGGCGGAGCTTAAAGCTGAGGAAGAGTTTATCAACGAGTTAATTGGTAATAACGAAAGTTGGTGAAAAATGTGTCAGTAGATGGAAATCTGGTTTTTAATACCAAGATGGATACAAGCGGTTTGAGTAAAGGTGTGAAGAACTTAAACTCAAC